ACTGACCACCAAATACTTCTGCTCGGCCACCGGGACCTTTGCGTCGAACAACGCTTTCTCCGCCGCGTCGACCGCAGCTTCGTCCAGGGCCGTCGCCGAAGCGCCGACATCAGTGTTGACCGTCAGATTGGTATACAAGCCGAGCAAGTCGGTCTCGATACCCTCCGCCAGGGCGATCATAGCAGGCTGCAAATACAGGTCCAGGAGGGACCCGTCTCCGCGCGCCGCGCCGATCAGGGCGGAAGTCACGTCGGGAATCACGAAAGAAACCTCGGTGTGCATGTTCAGCACAATCTGCGAGTTACCGATCGAAGGAGCCTGCGGCTGAACCGATCCGCCTTCCGCGATGTTGTTTCGGCTCATCGTCGGGGGGATCTTGATATTGACCGTGTCGCCTTCCTCGGCGAGGGATGCTTCGAACTGCCGGTTAATGAGATTCCCCATAACGAGGTTGCCCATCACCGGAGGCAGGGACTGAGCCGCGACCAACTTGACGATCGCCTGCGCCGCGTTTGCTGACGTGATAGTAGCCATTTCTGTTTGTTCTCCTTGGCGAGGCGATGCGCCTGCCTACCTGTGCGACCTCTGAGAATAAGAGAGATCAACGCGTTCCCCAACTTCATGGAGCGCTTTGAGGTCTTATATTTCAGGAGGTCGAAAATTACAATCTAAGTCGAAACGCCCATAGCTGCCAGGATGTCCTGAGCGGTCTTCTGGGATTGCTGGGCAGTCATGCCCGGCCTGATATCTTCGAACTGAGTTCCGGGGGTACCACCTTTACGGTTTCCACTCCCTGCGCCCGCTCCGCCCTTGTTGACCGGAGCCAACAGATACGGCTTCTTTTCCTCGATGAAACCCTTGACGAATTCCGCGACTGGGAGGCCGTTACCGATTAGCTCGCCGCTATCGGGATCAAAGTCGATCTGCCCAGCGACCGCCGCAAAAGCATCGTCTAGTGCGCCCGGGTCGGTAAATTGCAAAGCGCTCAGCGCCTGCTTGATTGCCGAATTCTTTTCTGTGACCTTAGCTTTAAGTTCAGCCGCCTCGCGCGCCTTGTCGGTGGTCTCCAGCCGGTCGTTCGTTTGCTTCAGCAGTTTTTCTATATTGGCGAATTTTGCCCGAGCCGCTGGAGTCATACCGTCGTCGCCTTCAGTGCCGCCGCCCGCTCCGCCCTTGTTGCCGCCCGCTCCGCCGCCGGTGCCGCCACCAGCGCCGCCCGAACCCCCGCCGTCGCCCAATTTTTCCGTGATGCCGGTCAGTGCAGTGCCGATATTCTCAAACTGCGTTGTGAAAGGCTTGGTCGCCTCCGTCACTGCCGCTTTGATCGATTTGGGAAGCTCGTCTTTTCCGAAGCGCGCAAGCGCCCCGTTGATCGCCTTGTTGACATCTTCCATCGAGACGCTGGTACCGCCGCCTCCGCCTGGATTCTCTTCTTCCATCAAGACGGACTTTTGGCCGAATAGCATTTTGATTTCCTTGAGTTTTGGGCAGGTTGCCCACGCCCCATCAAAAAAGATGTGCCTCACATCTGCATGTCTCCGATGGGCTAAAGACAAGCAGGAACAGGGCGGAGATATCTCCACCTATAATGTCAGTATACCATACGGGTGCCTATTTGTCAAGCAGTTGCACGAAAAAGTGATCACTTTTTCTTACTGCAAGTCTGGCTTAAATTACTGAAACAAATGAGCTTTACAGGATGTTCGATTTTTCTTTACGAGTGAACCCCCATCAACCGAATTGACCGAGCGTCTGTGATTCCGGTGATCTGGGCGTCATGAATTCCCACACCGAACTCTTTTAATTGCCGCCGTAGGATCGTGGCCAACGATAAGGATGGACTGCGCGCCCGGCGTTTGCCCGGCGATGCGTCGGACTCATCATCGTCTTCGCCGCCCTCGGACCAAGCCGTCAATTCCACCCATGTGCGCCGCTCAACGAACCGGGCAACCCCGGCGTGGCATAGGAATAGAATCGCCGCGTTGCCGCCTTCGAGTCCCAGTAAAAATTTCTTAATGTCCTCGATTGTAAAGGACACCACCGCTTCAACCACTACTCGCTTACCATCAGCCGTGGTCAGGGACTGGGGTCCAACCATGGCTGGCTCCGGAAGCACGTTGGACGTGATGCATTCCTCAATCATAAACGGCCAAGCCCATAATAGACCCGGCTTGGCGACTCGGTTAAATTTACCGAATCTCAGCACCACACCGTTCTCATACTGCCGGACGATGTGGAGGAATTGAAAAAACTTCAACGAATCTATGAACAGATCGAACAGGCGATCTAATCCCACGGTTATTTCTCCTTGAAGTAAGCGTGCCCTTGGTCCATCATCTTCAAGTAAAGTTTGACGTCGAATTCACCGCGTCCGTCGCGACATTCAATCTCCGGCGGATAACCCTTCTCCGGACAACCGTGTAACTTCCGCTCGAACGCATCCACGGAAGCGACCATCTTTTCAAATCGCGCTTGATCAAATTCCGGAGAGCTGCCTCTCACATCGGCGGCTAGAAGAAAACAACAGAACACAAACAGGAAAACAAGAAGGGCGAGTAATCCTACGTGAGGGGTCGATCGTTTGATTTTAACGACCATAGTTTTTACTCCCCGCCGGATCGAACGGTGGAACCAGCGCCGCCGCCTCCAGCTTCATTTGCTGAGCCTGCGCGGTGGCCCGATCGGGTGCCGCGTCAATCTCCGCGAATATAGTGTTGAGCTTGTCTTCGCTCGCGTCCGGCATGACGGCGGAAACCGTCTTCTTCATGAGTTCTTTTTCAAACGTTGGTGACGGAACGTTGATGACTAAGGCCTCCGAGACGAGGTTAATTTCGTCATTTGGTGGAGCCTCTGGGAACTCCAGCCCTCGCGCGTCCCACTTGGTAGCGTCCCCGCGAACTTGTGCCACGAGGTTGTACGTTGTCTGAATAACAGTTCGAATCAAATCCCCGTATACGTTGAGAATCTTTCTCGGCGCGGTCATGTCTTGCTGCTTGGATACACCGGACGCCGCCGCCGGAGTGGAGTTCGTGGTGCGAGCCTGCGCGATCAAGTAGAACGCTCGAAAGATTGCCTCTACCAGGGATTGGGATCGTTCGGCAAGATGTCCGAAGGATTTTCCCTCTGGTTCCGACCATTCGTATGTGGCGTCACTCGGAATTTGGATAAATCCTCCCTCGACCAGCGTTAGGTCGAAGGACTTGTCGGACCTGATAACCGGCATCGCGAGGCAAGCCATTTCAAGCGCCCACCGGTGAACGTTCTCCGCGTTCAAATGGTCTTTGACGACGTTAAACGCGCGGTTCATCAGCCACAGCCCTTCCGAGATTTCGTTGAAAATGACCGGGCAGATACCCTGCTTAGATAAGCCGTGCTCGCCGTCATTTACAAGTTCAACGGTCGCATTGTCGGGCGGAGCGTTCTCATCTTGCGGAACTTCGCGCTGGTACACCGCGAACTGGTGCTGGTCGAAATAATACCAGCGGTCCATTTGTTTAGCAGATTGAAACGCTTCATTGATTGTCTCATGACATTCGAAGATGATCCATTTTAACTTACCCTGCGGGTCGCGGGCGTAATTGATCGCTTGCCGAGCGTCGTAGTTCACGATAAACGGATCGAACTGCCCGGCTTCTTTTTGCTCCTGTCGATTCGTAAAATTGCCTTGCGGAGGGAGATCAATTAAAATTGCTCCTCGACCGTGCAATAACAAACTGCGGAAGTACTGCCGAAAAATTTCCTGCGCTGGTGTTCCCGCACGATCCGCGTTCTCTGCAAACCCGCCGTAAAATTTCTGGTCCTCGTCACTCAACGCTGGAGGCGGAGGCGTGGCGGGTTGCGGTGGATTCGGAATAGGGCTACCCGGTGTGCCATCCGGGTTAGTCGGAATAACCGCCGGTGGCGCAGGCGGAGGAAGCTCGGGTGGATTGTCGTTCTTCGGTTCGATGCGATAACCCTTCTCGAACAGGGCCGCAAGGTACCAATCGAGAGCAGTACCTGCGTGGTTCTGATATGTGAAGCGCTCTTTGCGCGCCGCGTAAACGTCAGGCATCTCTTTAGGACGCCGGACGAGGAAGCGATCAATGTCGTTCTCGACAAACAGGCCGCCGGAGTAAAGCGTGGACATATCGCCCCACGCCTTATGAAAAAATGACCAATCAACCGCACGACGACTGATGACCTTGAGCGGCATTGTCGTCGCGAAGGTTATAAGTTGGTTAGCGTCAGCCATACTTACTCCTGCCAGACGGTGATGCGAACTTTTTCGCCGGACGTTCCATCGACGGAATACTGGG